CGTTCCATTTCATCAAAGGTGAATAGGGGAGTCATGCCGTTTTTCATACGTTGATAATTGAATGTGATTGATAAGGTTCCCAACAGATAACCGGTACATCAATACCCTTTGATGCAACTTTCAAACGCAAAAACTTACTGTCTGCCGGCGGTTGCATTTTGGAGTAGAAATAGCCATGTACTTGCGCTTCATCACCAGTCGAATTATGTTTGAGAATGATTCTTCCATCGCTTACCGGGTCGTAGCGTCCGGGGACAGATATTTCAACCGGTTTCCCAGAAACCCATTCACCATCAACTAAGCGCCCGTTAGCCTCAATAGTAACTATTGCCGTATGTGGATACCGTTTTACCATCTGTTACCAGTTCTTCCTTTGATAATGATTCGTTTCCCAAGTTTAGCAGCTTTCTCCGGTTCCCCGTTTTCTATATACAGCTGCTTTGCAGTCTGAATATAGAAAGAACGGGGATGAGTGATAGAAAGCTTATTTTCACTGAAATCCGGTGAGTTTACCATCATGGCATACATATCAGCGACACAAAGACCGACCTGCTTCATGCTTTCAGTAGTACATTCTGCTTCAGGGTTGATGCCCCGCTTAATGAAGACTACCTTATCCAAGAAGCCTTCCATATCCTCAATAGATGGATATTCTAGTATTGTTTCTCTGATTGTTGCCATAACTATTTACTCTTCGTCTTCTGCTTCTAAGTTTTCTTTCTCAACTTCCTGACCCAAGAATTTAGCAGGGATATTGTCTGTTCCTTCTGTAGCTTCATCGGCAGCCCATGCTTTACCGTCTGCTTTCAGAATGTATATCGCTTCCGGATCATTAACTACCGGCCATGCGTTTGCTTCTCCCTTGGTCCATTCTTTAAATGGTTCTTCGGTTGACCATTTGGTAATCAGAACAAAATCTTTCTTTACCATCAAGGCTTTCTTTCTCAGACTCTCAGAATCTTCTGCTGCAATTGGTCCGTGTTGGATATCACCTACACGCAAATCCTCTAAGAAGCAAATACGTTTGCGAACCCACGGACAGATAGTAGTACGTTTGTGGTTCTTATCTTCGATACGGAGCGCCGGATTGATTGTGATAATCTGACATGGGTTTTCTTGTTCTGCAAGATATTCATTAATCACTTTTTTTGTGATAACGACCTTGGACGTTTGATTGATCCAGCCTTTAATCTTATCAATAGTTGCTTTCTGCTTTTTCAGCAAAGAGAACTCAGTAGTAAGCATAATAATATAACGAAGAGAGACACCTTCTCTGGATGCATCGGCCAGTACATTTTCAATATCTTGAAGACCATCAGCAGTAGAAGCGGTAGCCCAATCTACGGAAGATACTTTTTTGTTGGCAGCAGGCATACCCACGCCGACAAATTCCGTAGTTACGATGCCGTTGTTATTAGAGGATGTCAAGTTGGTCCCGCCACGTGACATGTATTGCATACTAGCCCATTCCATACGTCCACGGACACCATTATGCACAAAATCGGTATCTTTAAAACCGAGATTTAATAGTTCCAATTGGTCAGCATCTCCCTGGGCATCGCGCTGTAACTGCTTGTATTCTTGATATTCACTTTCAGTCATCGAGCGCTTAATAGCGGTCTTAGGAATATCACCAGACATTTTACCGATCACTTCACGCGTTTTCTCCGGTGCGGATGCATCGAAAGAAATAACGTCAGCAATAACCGGAGCGCCTTTTTCACCAACCAATGTTTCCCATTTCAATGAAGTAACTCTCTTCACACCAAAGAAATTCGGGTAATACATCGGTTTTACATGACGGGAGTTGAGACGTGCCGCCATGTTTTTCTTGTTAATTTGCTTGATTAAGCTTCTTTCCATAATGATTTATGAATTAATAGATTATACAAAACGAATGAGAGGCATAAGCTTCTTCAAATCAGCATCGAGAGGGAATGGCATATTTCGTTCCTCAATAGTACCTCTTACCATCAATCCGCAAGATTGATTAGCAACAGTCAGATCAACTTTAGCCATCGTAATCGCCACCTCAGATGTTTCTACTGTAGCCTCGGCAGAACCGGCATCAGCTTTTGCTTTTACAGTAACCAATACCATATCTTTGGCTATTGCACCAATGGCAGCCGCCAGCGTAATAGAGTCATAAGCAGCATTACTCTTGTCGATAATGGTAATTTTATCGGATGCTCCATCAAATTTTCCACCGGCAGTCACAAAATCACCTACTGCGAACAGATGATTTTTAGCTACCTTGATGACTTTTCCAGCTGCTTCTACAGCTTCCGTCACTTTAGCTGTCTTGATGACATGCCAACCACCGTTTTCATCACGTCCTGCGATACAGTAAGGCGGCAATTCATCTAATGGTTGTCCATCAAACAGGGCCTTTCTCAAATCAGCACGGGCAATAGTGCCACCGCCGACAACATCCTCCAACATCTTAATGATGGCGGGATGGTACTGAAATTCTTTTTCTTTTTTTAAATACATGATACAATAAAATTTAGTTATTACTCAATACCAAGACTAGCGACACCACTGGATTCACCAGTTCCTTCTTCTTTATTCATGATATCCAGCCACTCTTTTTCACTACGGTCTTTTACCTGTGATTGTGGGGTGTAGTTACCATTTTCGATTTCATCTGTCACAGCGGATTGGCGAATTTCAGCATACTCTTCTGCCAATTCCTTAATCTGATCTTCGACAGATATCTCAGAATTTACATCGATACGCTTGAACCACTTTTCTGGTAATTTTGCGTTATCAAAGAGAACCTTAGCTGAAGCCTGTTTGCTGGATGTTGTAATATTCCCTGTTAAGGTGGTAACGCTATTGGTTAACTCTGATATTTGCTTTTGTTGAGCCTTGAATAGTTTCATCAAAGAGGCGGGAACCCCTTCGAGATCTTCTTCTTCATTTTCTTCATTCTCTTCTGACTCTGTTGTTTTCTTGGTCTTTTTAGCTGGTTTGATTGGTTTACCGTCTTTCAGACCATTATTCTTCTCATATTCAGCGATAGCATCCTTTTTCGCTTTTTCTACTGCGGATGTATCCTCAAGATCAGGAAGAATATTGTCTTTGAATAAAGCTACATAAGTAGCAATATCTTCTTCTTTTTCGATTTTGAAAAGTTTCTGAACCTTAGAGGCGTACTTTTCGTTTACACCAGCGGCTTTCAAGCCTTTCTTAATAGCATCAATGATTGTCATAACGATTTTCTATTAAAATATAAGGGGAGTAATTTTTTCCTTCCGATATATTTTATTCCAAAATCAATGAGTATATTTGCAATATGGATAAGAAGAAAGAATATAAGGAGAAAGCTAAGACCCTTGCTCTACAGAATGGATTCGATCAGGTTTCCTATTATGGAGAGTGGAAAGGCTATTTGGCATATACAGCATCCCGGAAAGAAGACAAGGAATGCTGCATTGGATATCCCCAATTTATTCTTGTAAAAGATGATGCTGCACATCTTGCACCATATACACAATCACCGGATATAATGGGGGTAGTTTCTATGCCTCAAGATTATAAAGGTTCATTCTTATAACTTTCTCACTATTCCATCGATAATATCTGTGTTTACTAATAAATTGTCTACACGCAATACATTTACTCCATACTTAAGACTTATTTTTTGGGATATAACTTTCCAATCGCTCAAACGACCGATTTGTGGATCATAAATACGTATAGAACCGTTTTCTAACCTATCAACAGTAATAATATGCCCACCTTTTCCGTTTTTCCATATAAAGTCAATGTGATAGCGACCGGCTGCTTTGGTTAACTCGTTCAATTCTTTATTCAATTGAGCGAGAGTCTTGCTTTTAATATCAAGTCCAGATACATATTGTCCACCTGCCTGTTTCTTCTCAGGTGTCTGCATCGTTTCCGGATCAATCCAGGCCCAGTTAGTTTTTCCAGAGAGTTCATAAGGAATGTTCCCTGCTTTTTTAAGGTTAGGTAGTGCTGTTACATCATATCCACGTCTTCTCAATTCATTAGCAACTACGCATGACTGACAGTTTACACTGAATTCTCTTCCTTCTCCATAATCGATGTTTCCTCTCAGTTCATTTGCTTCTTCGAAGGTCATATCTTCACCTCTCTTTATGCCGATTTTTTGCTCAATCTTGCTCTGATTGAAGTTTCTTACAAACCGGTCATCCCATCTTTTTTGAATATCATTTTTCTCAGCATTGGTTTTGATGCGCTTTGTTCTTGATACTTTTATGACTTCGGGTGTAGTAGGCTGGGGAGTTCTCTCTCTTTGCAAATCTCCTTCTTCGCTAAAGTTGTCCTTATACCAAAAAGCGGATTGCACCCTGTTTTTATTTTCGTCAACAAAATCCTTTGCTGTTTTGGGAATATCTGTTATAACCTGTTCTTGCGCAACTGTATCGTTTAGCAGGAAATTAGCAAAGCTGTCCGGTTCCATCGTGATCGGAGTAGCAAAACAGATACAGAAAGGATGAAATCCTGTAAACTTGAACGTTTTCGGGTATCTACCTACCATTGCATCACATATTTTGCATGGTCCGCGATTATTTGCAGAGCGGTGTATCTCGATGCCTAGTATAAAATCCTGTTTGCTCCAACGTTCATAGTCAGCGGTACGATAAGACATATTGGTAGATGTAGCTGTAAGACGTAATGCGTTCATCTTTGAACTACGATATATACCTTGTCCTGGGTGATAGTTCTTCATAGGTTGGGACATAACAAGTTTCCCTTCTTTATCCTTTACCCGGCGAAATCGTTTGTCCGGTTCATTTAGGATTTGCCTAAGATCTTGACCTATCCGTGAAGAACTTCTACCAACAGATAGCCCTGTCTGTAAATAATACTCGAGTTGTATTTTTGTCTGATCCGCAAGATTCCACACCATTGGAGACAGATTATTGCCGCGTGAATCAAACCCTTTCCTAAGTTGAGAGAGTGCGTCTTTGTTTGTAGCAAACATTCCTTGCTTCCTTACAGAATCAATAGCCATGCCTTTGATGTATTCTGATATAAAATCCTCATTCTTCATTTCAGAGCGCTTCCATGCGTTTATGTTGAAGGCTGTAAGATTCGTGAGAAGAAGAGACTGTAACTTATCCAATTCCCGATCCACACATTTTTCGACAACTTGATTACGTAACCATACATTATCGCTACTACGATCTGCCCATTGTTGGAGAAATGGGGTAATAGACAGAATAAATCGATTAAAGATATTGGCTACTTCGCTTTGCTGAGCCAATACCTTTTGTATATGCTGCTTGTCGTAGAATGTTAGCCCTTTCATTGATATATCTGTCCTAACGGATTGTTATTGACTGAAGCTGCTTGTTCTTCCTGTTTCATTTTCTCAATTTCCTCTTTTACATTTTGAGTATAAGGAGAACGTGCGGTAAGTGTTTCCTGGCTATTGATTGGTTTCCCACCTCCGGCTGTTGATAGATTCTGTAAGTCTTCTGCTAAATTCTTCGGGAGAATAGAGCCGAAAGACACCTCAAAATAATTATTCATTATAGCATTGGAATTTTTGATATGTGATATATTCGCCATACCTGCTTGTACAATAGCCACACATCGTTGTACTACCGGTCCGAAGATTTCCATTTGTTCCGTAGCCTTAATTTTTGCATCAATGGTCATAAACTCACGGGAGACGCCTGATAGGTCACCTATGCCAATAAGATTGTCAAACGACAAATCAGGACATGATGCACCAGAGAATATTTCGTGGCGTTCATTACTAATCTCTTCCTTTTGTGAATCTATGGACTGTTGCCATGATAGGTATTCAGCATCACCATGATACGCAGTGCCGGTATCAGGGTCAACTTCCATAGAAAAGTTTAATTCTTTTCCTACCGTATCTTTAGAAGGAAGATTTGACAAACCGAAAGATTTTAGCATTGGGTCGCCGAAGTAGTCATTAGTATCTGACATTCTAGAGATCCGCATTTCATAATGATCCATGAGTAAAGCGACATCTTCCCAGTCCGGTTGATCTACCTCTGCATATACTACAGGGATTTTGCCGAATAGGTTCTTATCTGACTTGATTTCCCACTGGCCACCCTTATTTATAGCTGTGATAACTTTGTCTGAGGTGTATATTTTGACACACTCGTAGGTAGAGTAGTCAATCTTGGTTGTGAACTTATGAATGAAAGCATCCATATCATCATCATCGTCAAAATGTGGATAGAACTCATAAGTAACGTTATCATCCTTTGGCAAAGAGAGTATCTTGGCTTTCAGTTCTGGGACTTTTTTCCCATTTACAACTTTGTTTACAGGGTAAAATACGATAGCGGCTTTTGTTTCTGACAACACCTTACGGGCAAAGCTCATAAGTACTGACTTCATTTTGAGTTTGCGGACAAATATCTTTTTGAAATCCTCCAAGCTTGCATCATCTGTATTATCTGCTGTGATGGTCATATCTCCGCCAAATAAAAAAGCTGCTGCTGTGCGAACAATCTTCTTTGGGATATTGGTCACTATTTTGGCTACAGGAACAGTTTTATCCTCTAATCGTTTAGGCTCCATTTTACCCGTTTGGGTATTCAATTCTTCTTCTGTTTCAGAATAGACAGCTACTGTCTTAGGTTCACGGAAACCAACGGATGTAGTGCGACGGTTACGCTTACCATTATACTCTTCTAAATATTCCCGTGGCTCACGATTTTCTATGGTGTCCACGCAAAGATCACTAACAATCCTTCCAAAGTCGTCTTGAACTAAAATCTCACTAATTGATGGCATATACTTTTCTCTTAAAATATATGGCAAACAATATTTATCCACGACCCACTTTACGAGTCGATGTTTTTAATTTCAGACCAAGTGATTCGGCAAACTCAGCGAGAATTGTCATACCATCCGGTGCATCGTCATGAGCATTATCACCTTCGCGTTTATAGCTGGTAAGTGCTTTCATGAAACGACCGTAGTCTGATCCTTTGGTGTACTCCGATTCATCGAGAAAAGCGCAATACTTTTTAATCCAGCCAGCTTTCATGATAATACGTGTTTCTTTATGCTGGGTAGTAGGACGAGCCTGTATTGCACATGTCTTCTTTTCAGCTGCTACCATCCTGCGTACATGAATTGCAAATATACGTCCTCCATTGTTTGACTCTATACGCATTTGATCGCACTCTGTATCAATAACCATTTGTGCTAGGCGTGGTTCAGTAACTTCTACAGGGTCTTTGGTAAATAGAACGTCCGTAATAAAGTACTTCGGTCCAAATACCTTTGCGAATGGTGCGCAAAAATCATCATCTCCCTTGTCTGCTGTATCGCAAGCACCAAGTACACCATCAGGTTTCTTTCCTGCAATATCAACACTCTTGAAGCGCATAAGAGAGGATTTTGGGAATAACAATCCTTTGGCTTCGAACGGCTCTTGCATATATTCGGCCATCCAGATACTTTCATCAGTTTCAGAACGAAGTTCCCTGTAATACTCTGTTGTATGTACATCAGCGCAGAAAGTTTCATCATTTTCATCAAGAGCGGCAATTCGGATGATTTCATTGTACTTACCGGCTTCTTCTAAACGTCCGAGGACGTCACTAGAGGACCAGCGAGTACCAATATCAATAAGGCAACAACTTCCTTCAATACGGGAGTCGTGCGTACCTTGCTTCCATGACCATACCTTCTCATTGTTATTGTCAGATAGTGCATCCTCCAGACTCTTGTACAAGTCGTCTGTCATGGCGAGCATAGATGCACCGAATCCGATCACAGTACCGCCGACACCGCCACCGAAGTAGCTAACCTGCCGAGCGCCTTCTACATTCCAGCCTTTGACATTCTGTTTATCTCCTTTTAGGTGAATCTCAGTAAATATCTCACGATAACGTTTTGATTTGACAATATCGCGGGTATCATAAGAGAGCTTGTTGTATAACGTGTCAGAACAACAGTTACGCATTACAGATTCTTCGGGAAAGTGTCCATACATCCAAGCGATGAAAAGAGAAGATATATATGACTTTCCGGCACGTGGTGGCATACTGACAGCAAGACGGTAGATTATACCCGCAGAATACGAACTGTACACGCGCATGAACGCTTCAGCGACCTTTTTTAGGAACAGACGTTTAGAGAAAAACTTCGGATCATAGTACAAACAGAATGCCCAAAAGTCTTTCTTTGCTATTCGTTTGCGGAGTATGGTAGCA